GTAATGTGCTTTTGCTTCTTCATAAACCATCGCTTGGTGCATTCCAAATGTATTAGGTTCCCACATATCAAATCTACATTTTCTCCCTTTAATAGTTCTAATATAACCATACTTACTAGCACTGTTCATAACTTCTGTTGCTAATTTTTTAACAAATGGGACTCTACTATCATATTGTTTTAATAAATTTTCAGCGTCTGTTTTTGAAATACCTAATTCTCTAGATAATTTATTTTTACCCATGCCATAAAATATTCCTAAATTAATTGTTTTTGCCGCTGTCCGTGAAATACCAGCCATGTCTGCTACAATTTGATGAAAGTCTGCAGCTTCATTTTGATAAGCATTAATAAATTCATTAGCTCCTGTAAAACCTTGATCAATACTAGCAGCGTAATGTGCCACGAGCCGTGGTTCCTGTTGACTGTAATCAAAAGAACCCCACTGTTTACCCTCATCAGGTAAAAATAAACTTCTTATTTTATCACCGTATTCTTTATTACGTGCTGGTATTTGCTGTAAATTCATATTTGAATAACTCAACCTACCTGAAACTGTGCCACCACCGTCTGATCTTAATTGGTGTATTTCTGAATGAACTCTGCCTTTGTATTGATACCTTTCTATTGCATTTAAAAAAGTAGAATGAAATTTATTTATTTCTCTAGCATTTCTTATTAGCTTGGCTATCTCATGCTCACAATTTTGTAACCAATTAGATGTAAAACTTGGCTCTTTTGCTTTTTCTGATAATGGATAATCAATTCCTAAGTAATCAAAGGCTTTAGCTACAGATCTATTTGCCCATATATCCACACTTTCTCCAGTTAAAGATTTTATTTTTTTTAAAATTATATTTTCGTCTTGGATAAAATCTTTCTTCAGTGTTTCAATTTTATCTAAATCTACAGCAATACCTTTTTCTCTCATTTTAATTAATATTGGTAACAACTCCATTTCCATTTCCCATACATCCTGTAAATTTTGCTTAACTAAAATGGGTTTTAATTGCTGCCATAATTTGTAAGTAAGGGCTGCATCTTGTTCGGCATAAAATCCTACGTATCCTGCAGGCAGTCTCCATAGATCTTGTTTTGGATCAATACCCCATTCTTTGGCCTTTTCATTTAAAAAGGTTTCATTTTTTAATTCGCCTAAATAATCCTTACACAACGAATTTAAAGCATAGGACCATCTGTTTTCATCTACCACTGCAGCTGCAATCATAGTATCTATTATAGGTCCATTAACCTTGAAATTATTAACTCTGAGCCAACCTAAATCGTAGGCTGCATTGTGAAAAATTTTAGGACAAGGTAATTTTAAAACATCTTCAATAAAACCAGTCGTAATTCCAACATCCATGTTACCACCAGCATCATGGGCTATAGGAAAATAATATTGTTGACCAGCCGTAGCCAATGCAAACCCTACTACATGTCCATCAAATCTAGCCCAACCAGGTCCCAAAGTTTTTAAATTTGGATCCTTTGTTTCTAAGTCAATAGCAATAGCATCAGCGTTTCTTAAATCTGGATACTCTGAAGGACATACCCAATCAGCTTCTTGAAAAATAAAATTTAATTGATGTGTCATTTATCCTTTAATCTTTTAATTTCTAATTGACAATAATGTATTATTTTTTCTAAATCTTTAATTCTATCCTTCATTAAATACCTACAAACGTACTTTACAACATTTCCTTGGAAGAAAGATAATCCATTTTTAGATATAAATTCAAATGGTTGTATTTTATAATCCTTATAGTGCTTAGGTCCTTTTTCTTGTGGGAAGGCTTCTTCAAACATGTCTTTGTGTGTCATAATTTCTCCTGAAAATATTATAAATTGATCCTAATGGAAAGTGATATTTATGGTGTGTATTTACTAAATGTAAATTTTGTTTAGCTCGTGTGGCACCTACATACCAAACTCTACATTCTTTTACTTTATCTAAAATGTTTTTTCTTTCGTAGTGTGATGGCCAATTAGCTTTACTTAATAATACTACATTATCAGCCTCTCCACCTTTAACAGCGTGCATAGTATCTACAATAATATTAGACTTTCGATCTAAATCAAATTTATTATTTAAAGCTTTAATAAAATATTCTTTCTCCTTATTAGAAAATCTAATTTTAAATGAATTAATCCAACTGTCTTTTTCTTCTCTTAGACCACACCTTAATTGTAACTCGTCATAATTAAATGGTTGGTTTTCATGTGCAAAGGACCATTTAGAACTATCTGCACTTCTAAAACCGTGATCAATCTTTTGTAGGTAATGATACATAATACAAGCCTCTTCTCTTGTTATAGAGCCACCAGAAATTACCTTACTCCAAGACTTTATTGCTTGCCATTGCTCTATTTTAAAAGATCTAACTCCCTGCACATCTTGAAAATATAAACCCATGTCTTTTAGATCATTCTCTACTTCTGCTTTAACATCTCTTATTCTTGTTAACACCATATAAGACTGATCACTATTAAAGTTTATTTTTTTTATGTCAGGATATGTGGTTATTGTGCCCTCTTCTGTTTTTGGTTTAAACTCTTTTTCAACTCTATAACCTTTAGCAGGTGCCATTAATAAATTCGAAAAAGAATGAATTGTTTTCGGTATTCTTCTTGATTGTTTAAGTATTTTGTTTTTGCCAGGAAAGTGTATAAAAAAATCCACGTCAGCACCATTCCATTCGTATATAGCCTGATCATCATCTCCAGCTAAATAAACTATTTTTGTTTCAACAGCTAATTTAGAAATTAAATCCCATTGTAAAGGTGTTAAATCCTGAGCTTCATCTACCATTAAAACATCTAATTGAGGCACGATACCATCTGTTATAAATTTTTTAATCATATCTGTAAAATCTAATTTATCTTGTTTGAAAATACCTGGTTCAAATTCATAATGTTTAAAATTTTCGTAAGCGCTAATTATAGATAAATATTGTGGGAGTCTAACTTCTTTTCTTTGTTGTTGCTTATAAGCATGCACTGGATCTTGCTTCATGTTCCGTGCTTTGTCGTACACTCTTAAAGACCAATTATTTAAAATTTTTTGATCCTCAAAACCTTTGACAGCTTTGATTTTAATAGTTCCGTAATCACTATGGAATTGGAACATATCATCATTAGGATCTAGTACTGGTATCTCAGAGAATTGTTGTCTAGCAAAACTGTGTATAGTTGAAAAATACGGAAATGTTTCTTCATCGTAGCTTTGATTTATTGTTTTAAGCCTATCTATTGTTTCATCAACAGCTTTATTTGTAAAACTAAAGTATGCTATTCTGTTAGGTTGCACACCCTTTTTTAAAAAATATTTAATTCTTTTTAACAATTGATATGTTTTCCCAGTTCCAGGTGGACCAAATATTTTAATTGTCCGACCACGGAGCAGGTGGTTTTTTAAAATCATTATTTAAATCCTTAGTTTTATATTCTGGTATTTTAGGCATTTTGCATACCCAGTGTCTAGTTTGTATATTAACATACTTCTTTTTTGGTTCACCACCTCCTGTTTGTAGAAAATTAGTGCACTCTCTAAAACTCCAATTACTTCCCATCTTTTTCATAAATTTTTGAAAAGTTTGTATTTTAAATCTCATCTCTTTTGCTTCATTTGGATTACCTGTATCTATCCATATGTAACCATTATCTATTTGATCAAATGCTTCATGAACTTCACTGTCTTCATAAAATTGAACTAACCTTGAATTAAATAAGTCTTCTTTATCTGCTACCGCATCGTAACCTTCCATGTCTAATTTATTCTTAATTAATTCATCTTTAAAATCAGACCAGGGATCGGGATTATTTTTTGTAGCTTTTAGGGTTCTCCAAACTATGTCAGCTGTTTGTAATTTTTCTGCCCACAATCTTTGACTATATAATTCTTTATTATCTAATTTAATATTTGTTCCGTTGACAGGAAGCACCCAATATGGTTCAGGATAAACATTATATTTAATTAGTCTACCAATCTCTGGCATGCTTTCATTTTTGTTTATACCAAATTTTTTAGTTAAACATTTACTTTGTTGGCAGTGGCTCTTAGCAATAGAGCTATTACATCTATAGTTATAATCGTTTTTCTTATGTTGATTTATAAGTATGTTTAATTCTTTTGGAAGTAATGGTGGCACACCAATATTTTTATTGAACTCTCTAAATAATTCAGGCCACTCATCCTGGTCAGGATTTATTTTTTTACATAGCACCGCACAATTAAACAAAGCATCATTTCTTCCTTGTCCCTCTCTAACTTTGTTTTTTATAAATTTAGTAATACATGGTGGATAGTTTTTTATTGCAGGGTCTAATTTTTCATCAGGACTTATATTTTTAAGTTTATCTGCTGTAACTACATATTTTTGTACGAAAGAAAATAAATCAGTTAATGGTACACCCATACCATTATCGTATAGGGCCATCCTGGTTGTTCTTGCTGCGTGTTGATATGGTAAATTTACAAAGTTACCTTTTCTTTTGTCGTCCCAATTGTCAGGTGTTAAATCTACTTCATCCTGCGCAGGAAAAATATCAGTAGTTTCATCTCTAACACCTAAGTCACTTGCTATTTCAATTAATTTAATTCGCATCAAATTAGCAGCAACTGGCTCAGATACATGTAAAATTAAATGCAGTCCGTTAGATTTAGATCTGTATGGTACTAAGGGGTACTTTCTTTCTCTTATAACTTTAATAAGTTCTAAATGATTCAAATTATATTTATCAACATCTATAACTCCCCAAGAACATGTTGAGTTATCTCTTATGGGCACCATACCAATATGTCTTGAACCATTTATATGGTCCTTCCAATCTTGATCAGTAGGTGGTCTTGCGTTTATCCAAGACTTGAATTCTGTTTTTCCGTCAGCTCTTTTTTTATTTGTAGATTTACTTTCACCATAATAAGTCACTGACCCCTGGAACAGTTTTTGAAACTGTTCCAAGGTAGTAGCGTGATCCGACATTACCAAGCAGTTTTAGGGGTCTGTTCTTCTTTCTCATGTTTGACATTCATCTTTCCACCAGAACATGACTGATAAAAGCTATATGCACTATCCATAACTAATTGATTTGGAACTAAACCAGAATAATCTATATCCCATCCATACCAAGAACCTAAAGCATTCTTTTCGGACACCGATTTTAAATTATACATCTGTGTAAATGGTGCAGGTTTATAAAAACCTTTACCACTTTTTTTAGGTTCTCTAATTGATACCATCATAGAGTTCCATTTTTTAGATTTTTTTCTTTGAGTTGATCTCATAGTGATTAATGCAGTTTCTTTTGGCTCACCACCTTCAACTATTAAAACATAATGTGATGCTGTCTCTTCAACATAATTACCATTTTCAAGTCTATCCTTATTCTGATCATCTCTAGTAGTTTTTTGCATAATATCTGAGTCTGATAAATAAATATTAGCTGGGGCTCCAGACCCTTTATCTCTATCTTGCCACTCAATGTATTCAAGTTTATAAAAACACGGTACAACTGTTATACCTTTTTGACCGCTGTACAATTGATCTGTAACACTATTATAGATCATTCCTGGTCTTGCCTCGGGTATAAACTTTGCATCGTTTTCTGTAACTTGTGGGGATAAAGCACCAAGTATTTTTAAAAAAGGTAAAGCCAAATCTTTTTGACTTAATTTTTCAAATCCTTGATCAGCAAATTCTTCAGCATCAAATGTTGCTACTTGCCCTGTTGTTTTTTTTGCGACTGCTTTCATATTTTCTGCAGTCTTTCCTTGTGCTATTGACATTTTTACTCCTTATTTTTTCGTTATTTTTGTTTTGTTAGTTATGTACACTCCAAATAGATCCATAGGTAAGTCTTTACCATCTTCTATTCTTTCACGTACAGTAGCTTTTAAAGTCATCGGTTCAACTTTTTCTTTTCTTAAATAAGAAAAATTGTTTTCCTCACAAACCTGTATTAGCTTTGCCACCTGATTGTCTTGCTTTTTATCAAATGATGCTGTTACAGTATTTTTGATTAGACTGTCATAGCCATTAAGCCTTAACCAACTAAAGGCTTCATCCTGTTTATCAACAGGAATTTTTGCATAGTATGCTGGTTTAACTTCAACCTCATTACCATCAGATAATTTAATTTTTGAAACACCAGCTTGATGCATTAACTCTGGAATTATTCTCTCCTGCAAGTTTTTTAATTTATTATTATGAATTGTTAGTTGATTCTCTAAATCCTCAACTATTCTTTGTAACTCTAATAACTCATTACACTTAGAAGATATTTTTTTTACATCATCATCTTTAATAGTGATTGATATTTTTTCCAGGTCCATGCAGTTTCGTGTTTAAATTAATATCTTGATGAAGTCAAAAAGAAAATGTAAAAAGATTATGCATGGAATATAAATTTAAGACTGATCCATACAAGCATCAGTTAGACGCTTTAAATAGTTGTAAATTTAAAACTAACTGGGCTCTGTTTATGGATATGGGTACTGGTAAAACAAAAACTACAATTGATAACTTAGGTATTTTGTACAGTCATAATTATATTGATTCGGCTCTTATAATTGCTCCAAAATCTGTCTATACGATATGGGAAAAAGAGATAGAAACTCACCTGCCTGATAGCATAGATAAAAATATCCTTATCTGGAATCATTCTAAAGTGATTTTAGGTCAATTAAATAAGCTTAATTTATTCCTTTTAAACGTAGAGGCTTTATCAACAAAAAAAGGTTTTGAGGCAGCTTATAAGTTTTTGATAGGCAAAAAAGCAGCTATTGTGCTTGATGAGGCAACAACAATTAAAAATATTAAGGCTAAAAGAACTAAGAATATACTTAAACTTGGTCCGTTGGCCGTGGTCCGTAGGATATTAACAGGGTCACCTGTAACTAAATCACCCCTAGATTTATTCACTCAATGCAAATTCTTATCACCTAAACTTTTAGGGTATGATTCGTTTTATGCTTTTAGAGCCAGGTACGCAGAAATGCACACAATTTATACTGGTGTTAATACTCAAATTTCTATACCTAAATATTATAAAAATTTAGAAGAACTGGACTATAAGCTTAAAGAATTTTCTACTAGAGTTAAAAAAGAGGATTGCCTGGACATACCACCTAAAACTTATGAACAGAGATACGTACAATTAAGCGGTAAGCAGGGTTTGGTATATAAAAAATTAAGGGACAATGCCATAGCCATAGTAAACGATACAACGGTATCATTTCAAAATAAATTGACTGAGTTAATTAAATTACACCAGGTCACTAATGGCTTTGTAAAAACTAATGATGGAATTATTGAGGAATTAGACAATCCTAAATTAGACGAAATGATGGCAATACTTGATGAGATAGATGGAAAAGCCATAATTTGGGCTAATTATATTAAGAACATAGATCAAATATGTCAAAAATTAGATGATAAATATGGCAGCCATAGTTTCGTCAAAATGTACGGTTCTACTAGTGTTGATGGCAGAAAAAAGGCATGCCATGATTTTCAAAATAATCCCAAGACTAAGTACTTTGTAGCTAATCCAACAACTGGTGGATACGGACTAACCCTGCACGCAGCTAGTTATGTTATATATTTTTCTAATAGTTATAATTTAGAAGTAAGGCTTCAATCAGAGGACAGAGCACATAGAATAGGCCAGAAAAAAAATGTAACCTACATTGATCTAATTGTTAAAAATACAGTGGATGAAAAAATAGTGACGGCCCTAGATAAAAAATTAACTCTGGCAGCTGAAACCATGGGTGAAAAAATTAAGGATTGGATTCTTTAAGCATATCATTGTACTTTTCAACCCGTTTTAAGAACTTATCGCTATATTCATCCAAATCACGCTCTCTAAGCATAAACGACTGATATGTGAGGTCTCTGGTACATATTGATATTAAACCTCTTGTAATAGGCCCGTAAGCCTCTCTATGGGCTAAATAATAGGCCCCTAATTGTAACTTATAGTCCTCTACCCATTCTTCTTTTTTTGGCCTATTTGCTTGCTTAAAATCAATTATAGTTGGCTCACCATCGTACAGAGCAACTAAATCTGCTGTTCCAGCGTATTTATCTTTATAAGCTAGGCTTATCTCATTACCCCACACTTCTTGTAATGATTCTAAATTCTCTAATATTTTATGGGCCATGATTCGTGGTTTCTCACCCCATGGCGTTAAATTATAGTACCCGTCACCATTAAGATAGTTCTCTAAACAGAGATGCATCTCGGATCCTATGTCACTGGCACTCTTAGTAATTTTATCAGCCTGTTCTTTACCCACACGCTTTATCCAATCGTCTAAAAATTTTCTATCTTTTGTATTACTTAATATAGTAGTAACTGAGGGCACAGGCTTCTCATCAACTAGGTATCGTCTACCCTGTACACCAGAAAATCTATTATATTGTTTGTATGGATATTTTTTATTTTTATTAAGATCTGTTATTGTGATTTGGTCTTTTTCTTTTATTAGACGCATACGTCTAATTAGCGAATAAACCTATCAATGTCAAAATAATTGCGCCCAAGCCACCTAGTAACCAAAACAAAAGTCTATCCACTTTTTTATTTATACCCTCTACATCATCGTGTAAGTGCTTGAGGTGGTTATTTTTCATGGTAGAAATTTCTCTTCGTAAGCCTGTTATGTATCCGTATATAGCAACTATATGCTCACCAGTTGTTTTTGGATTTTTTCCGTTAGCCACGTTTTCTCTCCGATATAGCGGTTCCCAACGTATCAGTTGGAAATAATGATGCAAACATGTTTCGATCCAATGTAGGCACAGATGATTGTTGATTATTTTTCATCTCGTAATCTTGAATTTGTGGGGCCTTAACTCTGTCCAAGGATTGACCAACTAATTGATTTGCACCACCCGTAACTGTAGGTGTTAAACCAATATCACCTTTAAGTTGTGGTGTGAAAGTTTTACCTCCACCAAAAGGTATACTTGGTCCTGAAATATTTACATTTAAACCTGGTCTTTTGCCCTGTAAACCAGATCTTGCAGCACTTAATATATCTGTTGTTTTGTCTCCTATTTGACTTAATGCTAAATCTTGACCTTTACGTTGAGTAAATAATTCAACGGCTCTATCAAAAGCGTTTCTTGTAGCAAGTAAAAAATTTATACCACCAGTCTTTAGAGCAGCTGCACCAACAACACCTCTTCCAGCCTGCTGAAGCGCTCTTGCTAAAACACTTCCTGTGTTTGATAAATTTGCTAAATCTTTTGGCTCCAAAGTTTTTCTAATAACTTCAACTAATTTTCTTAAATTTTGTTGTTCACCTTTAGTAAATAATTCATCCATAAACTCTTTGTTGCCCTTAAAAATTTCATCAAATTCTTTTACTAATCTACCAGGAACAAATTTGTTATTGATAATTGCATTTGATAATACTCTATCAAATACAGCAGTTCTTAAACCCACGAAATCTTTATTACCTAAACCTTTAGCAGGATTCTCAATTCCAATAACTTTTTTTAATCTTCTAATAACTTTCAGTGGGGTTTGTCCAACGCCAATTTTTTTTGCACCTATGGCATAATTTATAACTTCTAGTGGTGTGATGTCTGGATCATTAATTATTTTTTGTAAAACTTCACCAGCTTTATCTCTAATAACAAAACCATTTTTTACAATTGGGTTAAGACCATATAGTCTCTCTCTATCTACTACAGCTTTTCGGGCTCTGCCAATAGCTTTTAATGCACTTTTTTTGCCAGAGAA